TTATAATTATGGTATTGATGGCGTTAATGTTAGGGATGCTATAGAATTATGTCAAAAAGCTTATTGCAATATAGCTATTTTTAGAAATTCTGTTGACATGATGTCAGATTTTGCTAATTCCACTTTATACTTAGAAGGTGGTAGCGCAAGATCTAGAACATTTATTAATGCTTGGTTAAAGAAAATCAAAATTTGGAATTTAAAAGATCAGTTTTTTAGAGAGTATTATCGTAGTGGGAATGTATTCCTTTACACTATTGATGGCAAGTTTAATTTAGAAGATTTTACAAAACTTAGGAATATTGGGCTAATTGGTCAGGTCAATAAGCTGCCGATTAGATATATTATTTTAAATCCTTTTGATATGGCGGCAAAAAGATCCACATCTTTTGAAAACGGTTTATATGAAAAAATATTGAGCGAATATGAACTAGAGCGACTTCAGAACCCAAAAACAGATGAAGATAAGGAGCTTTATAAGGCATTAACGCCAGAGATGCAAAAGAAAATAGATCAAGGCGGATATTATACCGATGGTATGAAAGTCGGCTTAGATCCTACCAAATTAAGATATTCTTTTTACAAAAAACAAGATTACGAACCGTTCGCTGTACCTTTTGGTTTTGGTGTTTTAGATGATATTAATTTTAAAATGGAGATGAAGAAGATAGATCAGTCTATTTGTCGAACCATTGAGAACGTTGTCTTATTGATAACTATGGGAACAACTCCTGATAAAGGTGGAGTTAATCCTCGTAATATCACTGCAATGCAAACTTTATTTCAAAACCAAAGTGTTGGAAGAGTTTTGGTCAGCGATTATACTACAAGCGCAGAATTTATTATTCCAGACCTTAAAAAGGTTATTGGTCCTGAGAAATATGAAGTTGTTAATCAGGATATTAAAGAAGGTTTACAGAATATAATTTTAAATCAAGAGAAGTTTGCCAGCACAGAAATTAAAGCTCAAATGTTTTTGCAGCGTTTGAACGAGGCCAGAGAGGCTTTTCTTAATGATTTCTTGCAAACAGAAATAAAAAAATTATGCAAAGATTTTGGTTTTAGAGATGTACCGCAAGCTAAGTTTGAAACTATAGACCTTAAAGATTCTGCTCAGGTTCAACGTGTTATCACTCGTATGATGGAGCTTGGCATTCTTCCTCCAGAGGAAGGGATTAAAGTTATTGAGACCGGAGTTTTCCCAAAAGAAGCTGAATTAAGAAAATCTCAAGAAAGATTTATAGAAGACAGAAAAAAAGGATTTTATAATCCTATTGTTGGTGGCGTTCCGTTATACGAAGGAGAAGAAGAAATCGTTAAAACAGAAACTCCTAATACTCCTAAGTCTCCCGGCAGACCGAATGGTGCAAAATCTTTCGCTAAAGAAAAATATTCTGTAGATGGCATAAAAAGTATAGTAGACCAAACTAATAAACTTTATGCTTTTATGACTTCCGAAGCTAGATCCTCCTTTAAAAAGAAAAGACTCAATAAAGATCAAAAAGAAATTTTAGCTCGTATATGTGAAAGTATTATTGTTTCTACAGAACAAAACGAGTGGGAACAAAGAGCAAAAGCTTGCTTACATGATAATAGTTTAATGTTAAAACTCGATACCATGAAAGAGGTTTCAGAGATCAGCGCTAACCACTTATTAGATGATTATGCTGCCGCTATTTTATATCATAGCAATAAAAATTCCAAATTGCAATAAAAAAGTGTAATAACCATAGATGGATCAATCAAAATTCAAATACAAAACAAGTTTTAACTTTAGCATTTATGCGACAAATGATTTAGAAAATGATTTGTCTATTAGTTTGGCATCGTTGAACAATTTGCGTCCTTTGATTCCTAGCTCAGTAGATCTTGAAAAAAACATCGATTTAGTCGGTGTAGCTTTTAATGCTGCTGTCGTCAACAAGTTTAATAAAAATGGTGACGGAATAAATTCTGAAACTGCTGATGAAATTTTAAAATATTTCGTATACAAACCTACAAATATAGAACACAAGAAAGAAAAAGTTGTAGGTCATATTGTAAATGCAGGTTTTACAGATTTAAACAATGATAAAATTTTAACTTCTAAAGAAGCTATTTCTCGCAAAACTCCTTATTACATTTCTTTGGCGGCTGTGGTTTATAAAACAGTCAATACAGAGTTTGCTAACGCCTTAATTCAAGCTAGCGACCCCGAGAGTGAAGCTTATAATAAAATTTCTGCAAGCTGGGAACTAGGCTTTAATGATTATCATATCGCTGTTGGCTCTACAGATTTAGAAGAAGCGAAAATAATTACAGAACCTGACGAAATAGAAGATATGAAAAAATATCTAAAAAGTTTCGGTGGATCTGGCAAATTAAGCAATGGAGATCCGGTTTATAGATTGGTAACCGGAGAAGTTTTTCCTCTGGGCATTGGTTTTACTTCTAATCCTGCCGCAGACGTTCAAGGAGTTTTTATAGAAAAGAATGATGACATTACTCTTAAAGATTCCGAAGAAAGCTCTGAGAAATCAGAAAAGCAAACAATTTCTATAGAAAATAGTAGAAAAATTTCACAAAAGAGTGAAAATAATGTAAAAACAAATAATAATACAGATATCATGGATACCCAAGAAATCATACAAGAGTTCGGGAAAATTCTTGATAGCAAGCTTTCTGAAAAAGCTGAATTCTCGCAAGAGGCTGTTGCTAGCATCTCTACCTTTGTCGCTGACAAAATTAGAGAGAAAGATGTCGAGTTCCAACAGGAGCGTGACGCCTTAGAGCAACAGAAGATTCAAGCCGCTGAAGATGCTGAAAAAGCAAAAGTTTCTATCTCTGAATTAGAAGAGAACCTAAAAACTGCTCAAGACAGAATCTCTGATCTTGAGGGTTCTATCGCTGCACAACAAGCAGAAGAAATTTTCAATAGTAGAATGGAGACTGTCGATGAAGGATTTGATCTTTCTGATAGTGATCGTGCTATTATTGCAAAAGAAGTTCAAGCTCTGGATAGTTCAGAGGCATCTTTTGAGACTTATCAAGAAAAGTTAAACTCACTCCTACATCATAAAAGCAAAGCTTTTAAGTTGGAGCAGGAAGAGCAACTTTCCAAGAGAGTCGAGCAAGAAGTCGAAAAACGTATCGCTTCTATTGAGGCCCCAGAGCCAACGGCTACTCCTGAAAAGGAAGTGGAAGAAGTTAAAGCCTCTGAGACCGATGTCGAAGAAGTTTTAGATAGAGCAGAGGCTTCCGAAGAGGCTCCTGTTAACAATAATGGAGCTTCAGCTCAAGAAGAGTCTCTTCTTACAAAATTCAGCAAAGCTTTCAATAAAGAAAACATTCAAATTAAATATTAAAAATTATGGCACTTAGATTATTACCCTTCAGACAATATTCTGACAATGATGTGATCAATTTGTTTGCAAACCAAACAGTTGACGCTACGCCTAGCACTAACGGAAACGGTAGTGCTGGAGTGATGGTCAAGGTATTAAGCGGAAATCTTAATAAAGACGTTATCGACTTGATCGATTCTAGCTACCTCGGAAAAACTGACTACCCATTCTTGGGCGCAGATAAGTATCCTACTGTAGCTTTAAGAGCAACCGCTGCCACCGAAGACGCTCCTGTTCTCGGTGTGACCTTGAGACAAACAGTTGAAACCGATGAAAACGGTGAAAAACTCATCTATAACCCTGTCAAAAAAGACGAGCTTCAAGCTGTTCTTAGCGGACAGGCTGTACCTGTAGCAACCAAAGGGATGTTTACATTTGATGAGGCAGCTTACGAGAAAGATGCAAATTTTGCTCCCGGCAATCTTGCTATTATTTCCGCAAACGCAGGTAAACTCTCTGGTATTGCTTGGGCAAATACCTCAGGAGAAACCATTGTTGGTACCATTTTGGGAACTGGAAACAGAACTTCTCAGCTTGGTGTGGCTGATCAATTCGCAGGAACTGGCACAGCGCAATATGCACTCGTTCAGTTAGATTGCTCTTTAAGTAGCACTTATACTGCGTAATAAAAAGAAAGGACTTATAAAACAATGAATATTACATTAAAAAGAACCGATGATCAATTGGAATTAGTCAAAGCGATGGCTTCACGTAACAGAGATGTTGCATATGCCGCTCAAGTCGCTTTAGCTGAATTTATTGGTCCAGTTTTGGCGGAAGTTATCAACAATGCTCCTACGATTAGTAATTTATTTACTTCTCTTCAGTTTAACGCTGATGACAACCCCTCCATTCCCTTGGACCTCTATCACGACATT